CTTCATAGTCATCCTTCATTTGGGATTAACTCTACTCCCGTTCCTGTTCTAATACAACAGGACAGAATAGGGTTAGAAAACGCAAGGAAAAACCAAATTAAAACGGTTTTACCTTAGTTTTACTAAATATGTATAACAACTCAAAAGGAGGCGATGCGACGATGTCAGAAAATACATTGGTTAAAGAAGACGCAACTCAAGCGGATGTGAACACCACAGAAATTGAGGCAAACGAAACAGCGGAAAAGACTTATACGCAAAAAGAAGTTGACGACATGATGGCCCGTATGAAAGGTTCAATCTCTCGTAAGATTGAAAACAAATATGCGGACTTGGGTGACGTTGACGAACTACGTCAGTTAAAAGCAGAGGCGGAAGAACGCCAACGCAAAGAACAAATCAAACGTGGTGAATTTGAAAAAACGTTACAAGAACTTGCCGCTAAGAAGGATCAGGAGATCCAAAAAAGAGACTCTATTATTAAGGAGTATAAGGTTAATACGCCATTGCTTAATGCGGCGGCGAAGTATAGAAGTGTAAATCCAGAACAGGTTAAGGCACTTTTAGCAAACCAAGTACGCTTAAATGATGTAGGTGAAGTTGAAGTAATAGATACTAAAGGTAGTGTTCGCTATAATGATAGCGGTGCTCCAATTGGTGTTGACGATTTAGTTAAGGAGTTTTTAGACTCAAACACTCATTTTGTAGCACCAACGGTTTCTACTACAAATTCAAAGAGTAGCCTGGGTGTTGAATCCAACACTGGAAAAGTTGAGTATTCTAAATTGGATATGTCCAATCCTGAACATAGAAAACGATATGCTGAGGCAAAAGCCAAAGGCAATATTGTTTTTTAAAATGCCAACACATTTTTAAGGAGATAAAAACATGGCTAATACTACTGGTATTAATAACGAACTTTTTACCTCGCTACTTGGTGACGCTCAGTTTGCGGCTTACGAATCAAGCATCGCGAGACAATTAGTTACGGTATTTGATATGCCTGTCAATTCAGGCAAAACAATTCAGGTTCCCGTATATTCTGCGGTAACTGCTGATGACTTAACTGAAGGTACAGCACCTTCAGCAAAAGACACTAACACTACATCAGTTGACATTACACTTGCTGAAGTGGGTACTTATTTCCAAGTATCTGACTTCTTAAGAGATTCTGCTCAACGTGATGTTATCGCTGACTTGGGTGCTCAAGCAGGTAGAGCGATTGCTGAAAAGATGGACAACAAAGTGTTCGCACTTTTCAATTCAATCACTGCTTCTGTAGGTACTGAAGACTCTGCTATTACCGTTGACAACATCATGGACGCTATTGCTACACTACGTGGCAACAAAGTTACAGGTCCATTAGCGGCGGTTGTGGGTCCAAGACAAGCACTTCAATTGAAGAAAGCAATTTACAACGCAGGTGGCAATGTGGCTACTGCTAACAACTACGGTGGATCAATTCTTGAAAGAGGATTTATTGGTATGCTTGGTGGCTGTTCTATATATGAGAGTGCGTTAGTAAAATCTGATTTAGACACTGACACTGACTTAGAACTAAACATGGTGGGTGCTGTATTTGCTCCAACTGCTTTAGGTCATGCGATGCGTGGTGGAATCAAGATGAAGACAGAAGATAGAGCGGCTACACGTAGCACGGACATCATGATGTCAGTTGACGTTGGACAAGCGATCCTACAAAATTCACACGCTGTGAAGATTGTTGGTTCAGCATCTGACTAATCTGGGAGTAGAGTAGAATGTCCTTCATAATAGAAAATAATGTAACAATTAGTTTCGCAGATTTTCAGGATGTGCTTGATAAGGATCAGCGTATCTTTGATGCTAATGAAGGATTAACTGATGATGTCGTAGAAGACGGATTAATTAGGGCGACGGAGCGTATTTTAACAAAGATACGCTCCACTTCCTGGTGGCGTTCATACTATATTAAACGCGATAGTTCAATTGCTTACAATAGTGTTGCTGATGTTCCAGCAGTAAATCCAGACAGAATCAAAG